GGCATCAAGGGCGTCACCACGACGCACGGCGTTGATCTCGCCCTTCTCCGGCTCCACCCGCTCGAGGGTGCGGCGCAGGCGCATGAGGTTGCGCTTGGCGAGGGACATGGTGGCCGAGCCGATCATCCCACGGATGGCACGGTTGCGGCAGGTCAGCCATGCAGGGATGTCGTGGACGAACGTCACGGTCTTACCGGCACCAGGGGGAGCGTTGATGACCACATACTCCTCATTGGGCGTTTCAAGGAGCTTGGCGATGGACTCCGCCCCCTCCTTCTGCCACGGAGTAGCGATGCGCCCGAAGTACCGTTCCTGAAAGTACCCAAAGTCCTCTAGTGCTCGTCGTGCCTCGGAGGAGAGTTCGGAGTGCTTCTTGGGTCCGGGCAGATCCTCCATCTGCTTGACAAGGGTGAGTTCCTTGCCCCGAACAGTGGACTTCTCCCGGCTCTCCAAACGTCGAGCGGTGGCGACAGAGAACCCTGCCTTCTGTGCAGCGTCGGCCTGGGAATAGCCAGCCTCCCTCAGCCCAAAGAACTTCTGCTTCTGTCCCGGTGTGATCGCCATTTGTGGTATCCTAACTGAACCAACTCCCTTGGTGCGAGTGCGGTTCCCGATTCCTCCTCGGTGAACCCTCGCGTCCCTACTTGTAGGTGGGAGCGCCGGCGACACCAAGCAGCTTGCCGACCTTGGGGTACTTGTGCTCAAGCGCCCGCACGCCAGCAGCGTAGACAGCAGCAGTCACCGAGCCGATGGCCGCAACAATGTCAGGCGACTTTATGCCGAAGTGGGCAAGGATCGAGATGCCAAACCCGACAGCAATGGGGGTGACGGAACGGATGATGGAGCGAGAGAGGTCAGTCATGCGTAGTGCTCCTCCTGGTCGTCCTCATCGCCAGGACAGTAGATGGCAACCTCGTGAATCCGCAATCCCTCTACAAAGCCTTCGATGGTGGTGGAGTGGATCTCGGTCCCACAGAACTCGCAGACCCAGCACTCCTCCTCCTCAACATTAGTCTCCTCAAGTTGACGATAGTAGAGCCACAGCTCCACAAACTGCAACACGACAAGTAGGGTGACGAGGCCGATGAGTGTACTCATCCCCCCACACTACATGCACAGATGAGGAGTGCGTGTGAAGAAAGTTATCCACAGGCTGTGGGAAACATCCCCTTGACAGTCGTGATACGGTGAAGCCGCACCGCAGTTCACGAGGAACACCTGCGGCTGAATCGCAAATGGTTACTGTGTCCCTAGCTCGGGGCGGTGCTCGTGAAGTTATCTTTTCACTTGAGTCTCTAACCGACAACCAAGTAGATCGATAGATCCGTTGTACCGATTCTCGGTATAAGAGGAGGATCAAGAAGTAGGAGATCGTAGTCCAGGATCTCCTCAGAGGGGTCTCAGGGCCTCTCAGAGCCATCGAATCTCAAGCTGCTGGGGTTGACAGCAGGTGAGATGCAAATGAGCGGTGTATGTGAGTGCAGTAACACGGCGATTTCCACGGCCCCGCCTCGGCACACACCCGGTCAGTTATCCACAGGTTATCCACAACCTCATGTGTAGTAGAAGAACCTACACGAACCCGACACGATCACGCGAGAGTGTAGGAAGATGGAAGACAAGTAGGGAGGATGGTCGAGAGTTGGCATAGGACCAACCTAGGACCATCATGCTCCCATCATCCATCCATGACCTAGACCAAGGTGGCAGCTGCCACCGATCCCCTGCCACCGCCAGACGCTCCCCCATCTGGCGGGGAAGATTCTTACCTAATGGGGTTGTGTTCTGTAGTGTGTTGGTCTACACTTGGTCTCACCGGGGATACAGCCCCGCTAGAGATGGGAGACAGCTATGGCTAATAAGTGTGCAATGTGTGAGGACGCGGGAACGTATCGCCGCGTGAGACTGTTTGGGCGCGGGGTGGGACTTGTGTTGTGTGAGTCCCATGTAGCGCAATGGGCGCGCATCGGTGGGACTGTCTTGTGTGAAGTCGCCCACCGGGAGCGTCCCGCAGGTATCGCCGCCGCCTACCGTGCCGATAATGGTCCCGCAGGGGTGAACTTGTGCCGGGAATGCCTACGGGACATTACCGCGGACGGTATCGAACTTGCCAACGTTCGCAAGGTCACTACCGCAAGGGATGACGCATGAGGCTAGAGACGATCCCTACCGCGGTCATCGTCGCGGACAACTACCGCGAGACGTTCGACCCGGATGCATTGCGGGAGCTTGCCGACAGCATCGCCGCCAGCGGCCTAGCCATGCCGCCTACCGTCGAACCCCGCGAGGACGGTACGTTCCTACTAGTTGACGGGGAGCGCAGGTTGCGCGCGTGCCGTGACCTACTTGGATGGGAGACCATCCCCGCCACGATCCGCGAGGCTATGGGCACCGCGGAGCGTTTGGCGCTACAACTCACCGCGAACGTTTCACGCCGCGACACTCTGCCGCATGAGGACGGCGCTGCCATTCTTGCAATGATGGATGGCGGGGAGACCCTAGAGAACGTGGCGCGTAGAATCGGCAAGGGTGCAAGATGGTGCCGGGATCGTGTCAATATCGCACGGGGATGCTCCCCGGCTACTTGTGACGCGATTAGAACGGGGATCGTAGGGGTGAGGCTTGCCGCTACTCTCTCGCGCCTAGACCATAATCGGCAACGTATCGCGGTCGCCGCGGTAGTCTCCGGGGATCTCACCCCTAGCGAACTTGCCGCCAAGGTGGACAAGCTTGCCGCGGATCAGAGCGCGGAGAGTGTCGAGGCGTTCGCGTTCGCTATCGAAGAATGGACCGAGGCTAAGCGCGAGACCGTGGCACGAGAGTCTGCCGCCGCCGACACGATGCCGCTAGGACGTTCTGAGATAGCGGATCTGCTCGGCGTTCGTACCGCCACGGTAGGGCAATGGATCACCCGCGAACTACTGCCGCCGCCAGATGGGAGGATTAGCGGCTCCCCGGTATGGCACCGCGAGACCGTCACCGCGTGGGCTATCGATACGGGGAGGATGGGAGCATGACGGGCAACCCTGGCACCGTAGGGATTAGCATCGCGGAGCTATTGACGCCGCCGCCCGGTTCCACTATCGTTACAGATGAGACAGAACAGAACCCCGACACGGGGAGAAAGTAGGCAGGATGATGGCAGACACTTACACTTACAAGTTGACGGGGACCGATGCGAACGGGCGCAGGTTCACTAAGCGGGGGCCGGGGAACTACCTGGCGGCGCACAACGTCTACCGCGGGAACTTGTGGGAATCCGTGAACGGTGGCCCCTGGCGCAAGGTTCGCACCTGGTCTAACTAGGTGAGGCGTCCCGCCTTGGAGCTTGGCTAGGTTCGATTCCTAGCGCGGGAGCGGTGCCACCCGGCACTAGACAGAGACAGAATGGAGACAGAATGTCAGACAATGACCAGAAGATGACAGAGGACCACGCCGACGATACCGCTAATGGGTTGCGCGCGTGGGATGCAATGATGGCCGCATGGCTTGACGCCGGGCAGGACGCCGACGAGACGCGCGCCATCCTGAACCGCGCCCGCCTCGCTGGTGGTGACGGATGGCAGGCAAGTCGGGACGCGTTGCGCCTGGCCGATGAGTACGACGCGCTAGAGGACGGGGGACCGTGGGACGCGTTCACGAGCGACCTCCTCGAAGCCTACGCCGAAGCGCGCGTGTCAATGTCGGGGGAAGTCACCGCTACCGCCCTGGTCTACTTGTTGGGGTTCGGTGGTCCGAACGTCCGCGCCCGATACGACGAGGGCGAGACCGTCACCGTGCTCGTGGACTGGTGGGGGTCGCACGCGTCGCGAACGATCCACGTTCCCGCCTTGGCCGCATGGATGGCCGGGGAGCTTGACACGCTCGACGCCGGGGTGAACGCATGACCCGCCCGCATTGGGAGCGCGTGACCGTGGCCGGGGGTATCTGGGGAATCGTTGCCTTCGCCGTCGCCCTTGGGATCGGGGTTTACCCGTTCGCCGCCGAGCTTGCCGCCTTGGGAGGGTTCACCCTTGGCGCAACGGTCGCCCACAAGACCACCCGCAAGCGGTAGCGGGTTCCCCGCCCTGGTGGGCGTGGCTAGGTTCGATTCCTGGCCGGGGAGCGGTGGCAGGTTGCCACTAGAACAGGAGCTAGAGACAATGGAACACAATATTGCATGCGAGGCGTGCGACTGGCACGGGCAGGAGGATGAGACGGGCTGCCGCTCCGAGCATGATGAGTTCATCTGCCCCGCGTGCGGCGCCCTCATCGACGCCGAGCGCAAGGAGGTGGGAGCATGACGGATTACGACGAGCAAGACCCCGACATTTACGGGGTGGCATGGTTCAACGATGGCGCACGCGTGGCGGAAACCGGTTACGGGTTCACTCGCACGTTCGCGGCGCAAATCGCAGAGGAGGGAGCTACCGCCAGCGACTTTCTCGCATGGGTTGATTCCGTACCCTGGGGAACTGACGTTCTCACCGATGCCGCTACCGTGACGGTGGTGAGGGCGGACCTTGAAACACAAGACGGGACCGGCGACGAGTTCGGAGTATGGCGGGCGGTGCAGGCATGACCTACCGCACCGTATCCGAGAGGTTGCGCGCCCTGGACGCCCGCAACGCCGGCCACGCCCCCGACCACGCCCCCACCGAGCGAGAGAGAGGTGAGGAGCTGCGCCGGTGGTCGAGGTGGCGCGTCGAGTCCGACACCATGCCGTAGCACTTGGCACCGCGGAGGTGCTAAGGTGACACCAGTTCGGGGGACGCCCCGATTAGAGAAGCCCCACGGTCCTGTCTCCCGTGGGGCTTTCTCGCGTCTTGGCACCGCGTGGCTTGGCACCGCGTGGGTCTGGCCGGGGAACCTTCAAGGTGGGTGGTGACCAATGCACACTCGTTTGACGCGGCTTGGCACCGCGCAGGTTCCCCTTCACCCCGAAAGGTAGGGGCTAGGCCAGAGAATCTAGCCGCCGGCGCTCCGATAACCAGCCGCAAGCGTTCTGAGTCCATCGAGCACGGCATCTATGTCTACCTGGTTCCCATCGGGGTCTAGGTACAAGATCCCAGCAGGCTCGGAGTGAAGCACAACAGCGTAATAATCAAGTCTGCCAGCATCACGGTCGGGATGAGGGTAAAGAATCTTCCCCGTGGCAGAACGGTGTCCAGTTCTAACCTCAAACCGAACAGCAACATTGCCCGACAAAATCACAAGATCACACGACGAAGCTGGACTAGCGGCCTTGAACACAGACATTCCTCGCGCCATGAGGTCAATGGATACTGCGTACTCACCAATCGCCCCCATCGTTGACGATGAAATCCCCTTCGCCATGACGTGATTCTTCTGCTTGTAGTTGTCTTGATGATGACGTGCTCGGCATGAGTTGGTGCAGAACTTTGCGTGCAGCCTGCGTCGAGCTGCATCTATCTCGGCACCGCACCGTTGGCAGTTGTCGTAGGTTGGCTTCATGTCCGTATAATAGGCGAGTTCTACGGACTTATGTGGGGATACCTAACCTCCTGCGCTACGGTATCCAGCCGCCAATGTACGCAATCCGTCAAGCCTTCCTTGGCTGGCCCTGAGAGCCTCTCTAGCGGCGGTTAGGCACCCTGATGCCAGAAGATGAGCACGAAGGCTCTCAGAGGCTTGTAGCGTGGCAGCATCGTCAACCTCGGAGACCGTCACCTTGGTCCCCGTGGCGGCTGCATCGTCTCGGAGTCTCATCCTTGCCTTGGCTATCTCGATCTTGTAGTCAGCCTCGGTCTCGGCAGCATTGGCAGCGAGGGTTCCGATGTCCTCCGCAAGCTTGCCGATCTTCCTGCCCTCGGACTCGATAGCCTCGGCAACTTGGTTGTAACTAAGCATCGCGCTCCTTCCATAGCCTGATGAAGTCCTCTAGGGTCAGCACGACATACGATCCTGCTGCACCCTTGCCCCGACGCTTGGCGACCACGATGCCATAGTCTGCCTTAGCGTTGACTCTCTCGGTCTCGGCCTCTCGCAGCCAACCGGAGAAGTCTAGGGTCTTGTGATTCTTGCACTCGATGACCAGCTCCGGCCCCATGCCGGTGATGTCGCCTTTGTCCAGCGTGCCGACAAGTGCTCGACGCTCGGCGTGAGGGTATCCGTTCTCGTTGAGGTAACGGACCACCTCGGTCTCAAAAGCAGTCCCCTTGATCTTGGGCTTGTTCACTGAATCAATCCTTCCGCAATGGTGCAGAGTAGGGAGCACTCAAAGTTGGGTTCGTCCTGATGGTTGCCACGGCTGGGGTCAAGCTCGTCTAGAAAGATGCGCCCCTTCTCGTCCTTCAAGATGGATACGTCAAGGTCACGCTCAACGGCAGACATACGGGCGAACACCTCGGGGAAGTCCCTGCGAATCTTGTTCCAATACCCCATGCCACCCTTCGGACAGCCAATGCAGTTGTTGTTCTGGTAGCCCAAGGCATACATGACGGGGAGATCAATCCCCGCCTTGTCGATCATTGCCAGACAGTCGCTCTTAGTCAAGCCGTGGTCAATGAGAGGCGTCCACAGTTCAACATCAGGGTTCTGCTCCCTGAACCGATCTGCTCGATGCTTCTCCTCGGCGGTGTAGCCAAACACTTGCAGGTCATCAGCTTGCTGGAAAGCAAACCGTGGCTTCTTCTTGAGCTCGGCGGTGCAGCGTGCTCCCGTGGGTCCAACGAGGTAGCGGGTTTTCTCCCATACATCCCAAGTGTCTGCGTACTTCTCAGACTTGAGGCGCAACACCTCATGCCCAAACCATTCCTGGCACTCATCCAAGAACCGGGCGTTGTCGGGGTGCTCGGAACCAGGATTGGTGTACGCAATCACCACGTTGTCGTGACCATGCTCGGCTAGGGCAAGCTTCGCAGCGACCGCAGACGCAGCACCAGCACTAAACCAAACAAGGATTCTCATTCGTTCTCCCAACTGTGCCGTGCCAACCCCGCCTTGTGTGCAGCCTCGGGCTGATCCTCCACAAGTCCATTATGGAAGTCGCAGAGCAAGACTACGTTATCCATGTCAGTGATGCTGCCGCCACGGGATCGTTTCAGGATCTCATGCCCGTGGATCTCACCGTAGCAATGGGTGTCCATGAACATCGGGGCTGAGCAATGCCAGGTATCGGGAGGTCCGAACCGCTCGATCATCGCAGCCTTGCGTTGTGCGTTCTCACGCCGGCGCTTGGAGCTGACTCGGTTGATGGGGCTACGCTTCACCGGACGTCCCAATCCTCGGGGCTACCAAGCCTGACCATGTGGGCGCAGGGGTCCCAGCCTTCCTCCCATGCCTGCTCCTCGGAATCGTGCATTGGGTAGCCAGCATGGGTGTTGCAGAACTGCTCGGTGCAGTAGCCATGCTCGATGCCAAAGCGCAGCCACTCGTCAAACTCCATGACCTTCTTTGGC